GGGTCAAATACTTCTTCAGGAAAATATCTTCTACAATAAGTATGTAATGTTTTGAATCTAGAAAAATCCTCAGTGCTATACTTTGGAAAAGATTCCATAGCTCTTCTTACTGCAGTGTTAACTGCTTTATTTGTAAATGATAGATAGGCTATCTCTTGTGGTCTAATACCTTTTCTTAAATAACTTTTTAAAACTTTTTCTATTAATGTATATGTTTTGCCTGTACCGGGAGGACCAAAGATCTTTATGGTTTTGTGATAAAGTTCTTTTAATATTTTAAGTTCTAAACTTTCCTGTGTGGAATTCTTCATCCATCTCCGATATTGTTTTCTTTTCTTTTGGTTTACTTGCTTTTTTATAATCTACGAACTTAGGCATTTCGACAGACCATACATTTTTAACACCCTCATGATAATCTATTCTTTCACAACCTAATAAGTGCATAGCCTCTGCTGCACTCTTAAATGTTTTATCATTACCTAAGAACTTTTCAAAAGTAATTTTTTTAAAGTAACACACATTTGTTTTAGAATCTAAGACCACATAGTTATCTTGCAGCTTATCAAAGTCATCTTCCTCAATATGGCTTTCAAAGAATTTTTTAAGAAAATTGTATTTCTCTTCTCCTAGTGTATCTTCAAATTTCATCTTCTCATTCTCTACTGCTTTCTTAACAATAGTTGATATAAGCATTTCAAAAGGAGAAGGACCACTTCTAGGTCTTGGTAAAGTGACCCAATAAATTCCATATCTTAAAAGTTTTACTCTAAATGATTTTTCATCTTTCATATCTTCTGGACCAATTACTATTTTCTCTCCTTGAAATACAAAAGAATATTCAATTGATTTTGTGCTTCTAATAAATTCTATTTCTTCAAAGTCATCAATTAAATCTGGGACTTGTGAACCAATACCAAGTTTTCTAAACTTACATAAATCTTTGTTACATATTGGAGTAATAGCACCAAGCTTTGGTGGACACTTATAGTTGTAGTCTTTTTTAATTACAGATTTTGCTACAGAGTTATCTATCTCTCTAGGATCCATTGGTGTTACAAATATTTCTTGGTTTCTTTTTTGAAGTATTGTTCTCATCTCTTCAATTGTAATTTTGCCATCAGACTTCTTCATCTCAAGTACACCCACATTGTAAAGTAAATCATTACGATGGTTACCAGACCATTTATCCATAATCATTTTTTGAACACAAGGTGGATAGTGTTTCCAATCCTCTTCAGGTTCATATTCTTTTACTTTTATATTTTGTAATTTATCTAACGATAAAGTTTTATTTCTAATTATTTCAATAAATGTTCCAATCATAACTGGAGTATTGGATTCATTGTATGCAAACTCAGTAGTAGCATTCATATTAAAGTAAGGCATATTCATGCATTTATTCATTGGAAATACTTCTAATGCTTGAAAGAAATTTTTATTCCATTCATGTAATTTTTTTAAAACATCTTTTACTGGATACCAATTATCTAAAAACAAAAACAAATGAAGTCCACCTGATTTTGATCTTACTGGTACTAATGGTAATTGATTGTCCCTAAGAATATCTATAACTTTTTTTTGTGAATAATCTTTATAACTTTGTGGGTCAATATCTATACATCCCCACTTACACATATCATCCTTTTCAGGTTTGATACCTATACGCTTCGTACCTTCTAAATGTTCCTTCCAGATTTTAAGAGTAACTGGTTCGTGGACCGTGAGTGTTTGGCCTACTGTCTTTCCCCGTTCATCTACCTCTCCAGTTAGAGAGGTAGTGATGAACAGTTCAGAATTACCCTCAAATATTTTTAAGAGCTCCTGTTCCATGGTTTAAAATGGAACGTTAGTTTTATCTGGGCTATTATTTCCTTGAGCTTGATTTTCTTGTGCAAAATCTACTTTACCAAAAATATCACTCTTCATAGCACTTTGATAGAAAGCTTGAGTTGTTTCCAATACTTTTAAATGTTCTTGAGTATTTAAAAACTTATCAAACTCAACAACCCATCCATACCAAGAGTTTTGTGAATTAGACTCTTTGGTTGTGCTTAACTTGTAAGCAGTCGACCATGATGGTGGATTGAACATACCATTCTTACCTTGTGCTCTTCTAGACATGATCATTGAATTCCATGTCTTTGATTTTTTCTTTTGAGTAGATTTCATAGTAATCAAAGCTTGTTCCATCGGATTATAATTTTCATCCAAAATATAAACAAAGTGATTACCAGTATCTTCAACATAGTTTCCGTTTTCTAATCGGTCTTTGTTGTCGGCACCTCTAGTTGTTTGGGACATAATAGCTGGATCAGTATGAATACCTACTGGTCTTCCTGGACTATCCCCTTTGTCTTTCCACTCATTAAAAGTGTTTATGTAAAGACAAGGCACTACTATTAATCCTTGTCTACCTTTCCAAACTTTACCTGATGTTTCACTCCATATGTCTCCTTGCTTTGCAGTCTCAACATGTTTGCCATCAGTCTCATCTAGGACTGGAGAGTTAGCATAAAGTATTTTTAGGATTGGTAGTTTTTGATCTCGAGCCGTCACATACTCTTGACCTTGACCTGCCATCTGCTCTAAATTAATAGCAGCTGGAAGGTTTTCTTTTTTTGTCGTCATCGCTTTTTTTTCGATCATGATTATTCCTTCGTGGTTATTTTAGTTTTATTTGCAACATAAGTTCCAAACAGTTCAGCAGGTACATCTTTACCAAGATCTTGAATTTGTTCTCTAACAAATCCTCTAAGACTACTTGGATGAACAGAAGTTTTTTGCTTCACTGGTAGACCTTTTGCTTTCAGCTCTTCTATAATTGATTTAGCTTCATTGTCTTGCTTCATTCCAAATTCCAAAGACACTTGGTTTTTAATCAAGTCTCCATGTCCATTGTCTCTAAGCCAGTCAAAAGCTTCATCACTTTTAGACGCTGGTATTCTAGCTGAATAGAATGGTTTAACCTCAACGGATGAACCATCTGCTAATTTTAACAGAGATAAACCAGCTTGTTGCATTAAGTTTGGAATTGTTTGCTCAGAAAGAGTAGTCTCGACTTCTTTTAACTTTTTCAGTTCTTCTTCAGTCGTTAATATTTTTTTCTGAGTTTCCAATAACTTGTTGCAAGATTTGGCAATGTCTGTCGACATGCCAGTATCTACCGTTATGATAGATTCTGCTTCTAAGTCCATAAGAACCTCCTTGTGCAAGAATCAATATATTATTAATTTGATTAATGCAAACAAATAATTTAAATAATTCTGCGTGTATAATTATAAAACAAAACCATTTAAACATCAAAGGCAATCATTAATTGAAGGGGCCAAACCTTACAACTTTGCTTATTTTATGGAGATGGGAACTGGTAAAACTAAAGTTGCTATTGATAATGCAGCATACTTATTCCAAGAACAAAGGATAGATTTTGCCTTTGTTATTGCACCTAATTCTGTTTATCAAAATTGGAAAAAAGAAATCGACTTTCATTGTCCAGAAGAAACTAATATTTATATTTGGAAAGTCACTAAAGATAAAACATTTAAATTAGACCCAAAAAAACTTACATTTATATTAATGAATGTTGAAGCATTATCTCATGCATCAGGTAAGAAATGGCTTGAGTATAAATTACTTAAACATGGAATGAGGAGTATGGTTATATTAGATGAGAGTACATCTATAAAAAATCTTAAGGCTTCAAGAACAAAAGCTATTATTAAATTAGGACAATTAGCTAGATATAAGAGGATATTAACTGGTTCTCCAATTACTAAGTCTCCATTAGACTTGTTTTCTCAATGTGCTTTTTTAGATAAAAAATTATTAGGGTATGAGAACTTTACAGTATTTAAATCAAAATATGCAGTTATGTATAGTATTGAAAGAGGAGGGTACAATATACAAATACCCAAGTATTATGTAAATCTTGAAGAGTTAGAATATAAATTAAAAACATTTTCTTATAGGGTAAGAAAAAAAGATTGCCTTGATCTACCAGAGAAAATGTATGTACAAAGACATATTGAATTACCTGATGAACAAAGAATTGCTTACGAAAAATTAAAAGCAACTGCTATTATATTACTACAAAACGATGAAGTATCTTACAATAACAAGCTTACTGAATTACTTAAACTACAACAAGTGGCTAATGGCTTTGTTAAAACTAATGATGGTAAAATTGTAGATTTTAAAACAAATGCTAAACTTAAAGAATTGATGAGTATCTTGGAGGAGAGTGAAGACAAGTGTATTATATGGGCTAATTATGTACACAACATAGAGATGATTAAAACTAAATTAGGAGAGACCTATGGAAAAGATTCGGTGGTTTCAATATACGGAAAAGATTCAGTGGATGTTCGTAACCAAGCTGTTGAAAGTTTTCAGTCTGATGACAGATGTCGTTTCCTTGTTGGGAACCCTACTGTTGGTGGTTATGGTCTTACCCTTACTGCTGCTAAGTATGTTATATATTTTAGTAATTCTTACAACTTGGAAGTCCGTCAGCAAAGCGAGGATCGTGCTCATAGATATGGTCAAACTTCTCAAGTCACATATATAGATCTTATTGCAACAGATACTATTGATGAAATGGTATTACATAATTTAGAAAATAAAATTGAATTATCTGCTAAGACTCTTGGGGAACAAGTTCAGAAGTGGCTTTAGTTTCTAATGTACAAATAGTATCATTGTGTTGAGCCCCATGATTAACTAATAAAATTTTTTGTATTTCAAACCCATTCTTCTTACCCATACCCCCTGAGTTCCAACCAAAAGATATAACCTTTCCATTCGGTTTAATAATTCTAGTAATTTCTTTTTTGCAATTGGACCAATATTTAGTTATTCTTCTATTCTGATCATTATCATTTGAGTTATGGAAATATATACCTAAACTTTTGTATTTTTCTTTAAGTTGATATTGTGAATATGGAGGGTCAAAAACTAAAGAATTTATCATTTAATTCTTTCATTAAATCATCTGGAGTTAGCCAGTAGTGTTTTCCATCCTCGCCATTACCCTTATGAAATTTATTATCCTTTGGGTGTTTTTTCTTCATGATATCTATTAACTCTTTCTAACCATTTATCTTCATATTCTTTTAATTTAAATTCATTCATTTTAAACTCTTGATACAAAACATCTTTGGTACAAATACATATAAGGCCTTGTGTTATAGGACCATATTGTTCTTTATGTGCTAATGAATATGCAGCTATCTGATAATAATAATCTTCAACGAACTCTTCTCTTTTTGGTTTATTACTTTGTTTAAAGTCAATAATTGTTGGCTTATCATCATAAAGACCTACTACATCTGTTGCACCTGCCCATCTATCTTCATAAGCTAGACTTACTTCATTACCCCATACCTCTTTCAATAGGTCAAGATTGTTTACTATCTCATGAGCCATAAGTCTTGCTTTAGCTCCATCCTCAGAGAGATTTATATACCCACGGCCATCTATGTAGTTTTCAAGGACATAGTGCATCTCCGTGCCTCTGAGGGCTGCCTGAGAGGTAATTCTAGCTGCTTCTTGGTATCCTACTCTTTCACGCCACCTATCAAGTCCAGCTTTCTTTTCTGGAGATTGAGTAGCAGATAGTATGGTTGTAACACTTGGTATTTTTTTGTTACCTACATTATAGGTCCGTGAGCCGTCCTCCTCTTGTCTAGTATACTTCTTGTAGTTGTATTTATTAACTAACTTGAGATCGGTAATTTGAAATTTGTTATTATCTTTGATTAGTCGCACATGGTCTTTTAGAATACTTTAAATAAAAGAGCAACTATTATTCCAATCATAGATGTCATCAAAAATGCAGTAGAAGATATAAGAATTTTTTCTATTCTATGTACATCCGTGTGTAAATCTTTAATTTGTTTATTAGTTTGTTCTTGCATGATTCTGCACAACTTCTCGTGGTCATCAATTCTTTGATGAGCTAGACTATCTTTAGAAGTTTTTCTTGGCACTTACTATTCCTCCCTTATTAAAAAGGTTAAGGGCTTGTGCTAATTCAGTATTAGGTTGACCACCCATTGGTAGATTTGATGGTGTAATATTTGGTAAAGGTATACTACTAGTGTCTGAGCCTACTATAGAACCAACTCTTTGACCAGAGCCTTGTTTTTGTATTCCAGATTCTAAGTATGGATCTATTTCTATTGCTGGTGCATTTTCTGGATCAAACTCTCTTTTTGCTGGTGCATTAGGCATAACTCCAGTTTTAAAATATTTTTCAAAAGCTTCTTTATTACCGTTAAGTTGATTGATTGCTGCTTCTGCTTCTTGTGCACCTATTACCCCTTCAGCAACTAATGCACTTCCAAGTTGTCCAATATATCTTTCTAGTTTTGGAAAGCTATCAATTTTACCAGCTTTACCAATACCTTTACTCACACCTCCTAGGCCATCTATTAAAGCTTTTGTAGTAGAAGGTCTTGATAGAGCATAAGCTAAAGCAGTGGGGCCTAATACAAAAAATGTTGCAGCACCCGGATCAATTGTTCCAGTTGAAAAACCTACTACACCTACAATTTGTGAAATAGCTCCAGCTTGTTTCATTTGTACTAGCATTTCTCCACTTGTACCAGCAGAGCCTGGTGGTTTAATTTTACCTTCAACCATTTGGATTCTTCTAGTATAATCTCTTATACCTTTTATTTGTTGTTTATTTAAAAAACCTACATCTTCTTTTAATAACCAATCATAATCTTTTAAAAATTTTTCAGCTTTAATTTTATTTAAGTTAAAATATTGTCCAGCTTTATCTACACTATTATTTAAAAAATCTTTGACAAACTGTCCTTGTAATGCACCTCTAATTGCTAATCTATTTGGAAAAACATCAAACTCTTTTCCAGCAACTTTAAATTTTGCATCCTCTAAACTTTGATTAAATGATCTAAAGTAACTTGGTTTACCTGCACCTATAATATTTTTATATAAGGTTTCTTGCCCCATCTGTGAATTTAATAATTTTTTAATTGTTTCTTGTTGAAAAGGTTTTGCACCTAAATTAGTAAAACGAGAAGCAATTACTCTTTTTGCATTTACGGCAGCTGGTAGTGGAGAATTAGCTAACATGGATTCCATTCTTTTTAAAAGTTCTGCTCTTACTGAAGATGCTTTACCAGTAAGACCTTTCATGTCTCCAATAGCAGTGTAAACATTTTTAAATTGATTGTAATCAACTCTCTCTTTCAGTCTTCCAACCATAGATAACATTTCTGTAATGTCTCCATTTTTTACAATAGCGTTGTCTCCCATTGCCTCATAAACATAGTCATCTAATTTTGTAACATCTTTATTTTGATACTGACCATTAGGTTGTCTTTCTCTTACTCTTATTGTTTTTGGTACTTCAGGACTTCTAATTACAACATCATAAGCTGGGTCCATTGATCCGTCTGCTCTTCTTATTGTTGCGTTTATATCAGCAGTAAGATCATTCCATAATTTATTTTTAGTTCCTTGATAGATATCTGTATAATTACCTTTTATTTGTGCGTTTAAAAATTGAGTGACCCCATCTTTGGCTGCATCATAATCTATTTTTGGTAAATCTTTTGTTAATACTTTTGTAAATTGATCGATAGATTCAATTGTTGTTATTCTTCCTAATCCCTCTGCATTTCTTATAAATGCACCACCACCAATAGAAGCAGCGGCAAGAGAAGAAGCTAACTCTACTCCAGACTGATCTGTTAATTTACCAGCTACAATATTTCCTCTTTCAAAAACAAACTCTTCTCCTTTGCCTAACAATCTTTTCTTTTTATCAAAAAAATCTGGTCTAGCTTGTTGAGCACTTTTATATGCTTCATCACTTAATTCTAAACTTTCCAAAATAGCTCTTTGTTGTGGACTAAGTGTGACTGCAGTTTTTAATTGTTCTTCTGTTAATTCTTTACCAACTAATTTATCTAAAACTTCTTTAGAAGGTAATTTTCCAGTTTCTTTAATTTTTGCTATTTCTTTATAAAATAATTTATCAGCATCTAATCCTTTGACTACATCCCTAGCACCATCAATAGTTTTAATAGATGCTCCAGTAACTTTATTAGATATCTTTGCTAATGCACCAGCCATACCAAAACCAAGTACTTCTCCAAAAGCACCTTGGGCTGTACCTCTAGCAACTTCTCTTACAATACTTTCTTTGGGATCAAATGTTTGAGATATAGCTGCACCAGCTCCACCCCCAATTCCAGCTCCAGTAACACCTGCTAAAATTTTTTGTTTATTTTTACTTAAATTTAAAAGTGGTCTGGCAATTCTAGCTATTCTTGCAGCAGCGATAGATGTACCAACTAAAGATGAACCTCCAGTAAATGGAGCAGCAGCTACACCAGCAATACCACCAGCTATTGATAATCCTACCTCTGTTACTATTCTCATAAATTCTGGACTTGATAAATAACTTTCTGTATCTTTATTATATTTACCTTTAGCAGCATCTGATAAAACTTCTTCAGGTGTAATCATAAGTTTCATCTCATCATCAAAACTTAAACCACCTCCCTTAGTATTTCCTTTTGCAGCTAATACTGAGTCAATAGCTAATTGCTCTTTAGGTGTAGGAGTTGAACCTTTTATTTTGAATGTTTCGTTTTGTACAACTATTTCTGCCATATAAATCCTTAATTTGCACTTACATCATATTTATTACCATCATATTGTTTTATGGTAACACCTTCACTTAAATCAATATAATTTGAAGCACCTTTTCCTGAAGCCTCCATAATTTCTAAAGCAGTAGTAAAGTCTGCATTGTTATCTTCTGCAATTGCAATTGCATCTGCAAAATAACTATCTAATGCTTGTAGCTTTGCTTCGAATGTAGCTTCAGTATCTCCTACTTGTGGAATTAGTTTTGTAATTCTTTCTGCTTCTTGCTCTGATACTGCAGCACCAGAGATTGCTTGTGTAACAAATGAAGTTGCTTGTTGAATTCTACTTTTAAAAGCACCATAATCTTTTGAAAACTGTGATCCACCTACTTTACCAAGTGATGCTCTTATTCTACCCATATCTCCAAAACCTACTGGCTTACCTAATCTATAATAGTCATCACCAATTCTTGATAAAATAGTTCTTACTCTTTTACTTCCTTGAATTTGTTTAATAGATTCAGCAGAGGGTTTAGATACAACAGTAATTTTTCCAGTTCCATCAACTTGAGCTACAGTTCCTTTTGGTAAATTATAAGCTTTTAATTCTTGTTCTCCTAAAGTCCTTACACCTTTGCCACTTCCTTTAGCTTTTTCAACAGATAAAATAGTTGCTGGTAATTTTCCAACACCTTCGCCTATTGCACTAAAGACTGGTCCTAAACCTTTGCCTTTAGATTGTAATAATGGAGCAGCAAGTGTTGCAGCATATATAGCTTTTTCTTTTGGAGATAAAGAACTTATACCACCATTTTGAAAATGTTTGATAGTTGGTTTTAAAGTTTTGAAATATCTATCTTTAAATAATTTTCTAGTTAATACTTTATCCATTACTACCTCGGTTGCATCAAGTTGTAAGCAGAGTATGCACCTAGTCCTGCACCTAATGCTTGTCCAACTGGGTTAGCACCGGGAGCCGTGGTTGCTGTAAGTGTACTCTGTGTTGTTGGTAAATTTGTCATAATACCTTTTAAGAATTCTATTCTTTGATAAGGTTCGTATTGTCTTTGTAATGCAGTTTGTCTTTGAGCTTCTAAACCAGCCTGGCCTATGCCTCTTTGAACACCACCAGCTTGTAATTGAGATTGAATATCTGCAAGTGACATAGCTTGTTGTTGTGCACCTAATGATCCTAAAGTAGCACCAGCTGCTAATTGTTGTTGTCTTTGAGTTTGAGCTGCACCTAATGCAGTTTGAAAACCTTGAGCTTGAGCTTGACCAATATTAGCTAGTCTTGCTCTTTCTATTTCGGCTTCTGCAATTCCTTGTCTGCCACCACCGAATGCACCACTAGCTACAGCTTGTGCACCTAATCTATTTGTTGCTATTCCAGCTTGACGTGTAATTTCATCAGTAACATAAGACTGATAAGGATTTAAAAAAGAAGATATGTTTGGAGCAGCTTGTGCACCTTGTAAAGCAGTTATACCTTGTCCTACTGTACCAGCTCCAACACCAACTTGACCAGCTTGTGCTATTCCAGCTTGTTCTAATCCAGAAAGTGGAGCAACTTGTACTGCGGGTAATGAAACAGGAGTAGATGCTAATTTAGCAGCTTGATCATATAAGGATAGTTTTCTAGCCTCAACTCCAGGAGCTTCTCTTTGTGTAACAACTGATGAACCAGATTGTGTCTGGCCACCGCCACCTCCACCGCCTCCAAATATAAAACTCATTACTTAATCTCCTTTGTATATAAATATCTTTTAACACCCCAGCCTTTTGTTTTTAAAAAAGGTTCCCAACCAGGTCTTGCATGAACAGCTATTCTTTTACAACTGCTTAATTTAGCAAGTCCTTCTATTGTATCAGCAAGTTCGTCTTGCCACAATTCTCTCTTGCTTCCTTTTAATAAAATTACTTCACATTGATTAAAGTTAGGAAGAGCCGTGATTCGTGTAACACATACACCAAACACTTTGTATTGAATACCGTCATCAGAACCAAACATAACAAATAATTGCATCTGGCCTTCTTTAATTAATTTCTTTAGATCACTAATATTCATTGGATCACCATCATACTTTAAACCTTCTCTCAACATAAAATCAACTAAGTTCCAATACTCATCAAGTAATTTTGGAAATATCTCAAGTACTTCTACTTGTTTTTTTATTTTAGTTTTGTTTACTTGCATTGACTATATCGTAAATTCTTTTAAATTTTTTTTGTTGATCATAAAAAAAGTCAGCACCTGCTTTTCTCATATTTTTAAAACTTTTTGGGTCAGCTCCAGATAAAATACCTGCACCTAAAACTGCATCAGCTCTAGATACAAATTCTCCATCAGCTAGTTGAGCTAACATTGTATCTTCGTCTTTGTCTCCAGCTCCAGCTCCGTCTTCTACATAACCTTCTGCTCTAACATAATTGTTAACATCATTTTCATTATGGTCTATTTTTGATGGTAAATAATTTACACCACCTTGATTGTATTTTGGTATTGCAGTTGCAAGTCCACCTTGATTTGCATAAAACATATTTGAACCATATACATCTGATCTTGAAGGCATTGCATCTGCTACTGGTTCAAAACCACCTTGAAGTTTTTGAGATTGTTCTTTGTAAGCTTGTTTGTAATCATCCTCAGTAAACATTGGTTTAGGAGCTTCTTCCTCTCCAGCTAATAATGGTAAAACTGTTGAAGCAATTAAAGCTGACTCGACTGGATTATCTTTTGCTTTTTTAAATAATTTCATAATACCAGTTGGTTCTGCAGAAGTAGTTTCTGCACCTTGGGATAAAGCTGCTTGGTAACCTTTGTCTCTAAACTGTGCTCCTGCTACAGCTTCGTTTGGTAAAGTTGGTAAAGCACCTTTGGCAGACTGACCAAAACCTAAACCTGAGAAAGCTGAACCTTGTCCAATTCCTAATTGGGGAGCCGCTTGTCCTAATGCATAAGAACCACCTCCTACTAAGAATGCATCTCGTAATGATCTTTTTGTAGATTTTCCTCTAAGTTTTTGTACGCCAAATGTGGCTAGTGCTATTGTGAATGGGTCCATATAGTAATTTCCTAATTATAGCATATATTACCATTTTACTGTTTGCTTATCAACTCATCACTAAATCGACCTTCGTATGTATGATCACCTACATGAACTATTGGAGCATCCACTAATGCATAACATTTGCCACCTAAATCTTTCCAAAGTTTACAGAAAGCAAAATCTTCACCTAAATAAACCTTTTCTACTGGATCATGTAAAGTGTCAAAAAAATTCCACATATTTGGTCTATCTACATACTTCCCATTAATAACAGTTTTTTGCACAATACTTTTATCAGGATAAGCCTTAATCATCTTTTCAAAAACTTCTCTTTTAATTAACATACAACCTGTAGGGCTATGGGTAACTTCAATTACACCATTATCCATAATTATACTTTTAGGGTTTTCAACTCTCATAGGATAAGTATTTAAATATTTTTTTAAATCGTAAGGTTTTTGTATATTTACACCATCTTGTATTTTTTGAAATAGTTTCTCCCACATCATTGTTTTTAACGGGTAAGGTATAGATATTATATCTTTATCTTTTTCTACCATTCTAAGTATTGACGGAGAATGAAACCATATATCAGAATCAATAAATAACAAATGAGTTTGATCTGATTCCAAAAAACTTGATACACATAAATTTCTTCCTTGAGTAACTAATGAAGATTTCATTAATTGAAAATGTGTTTCTACACCTTGTTCATTTGCGTACTTTTGAAACTCTAGTAATGCTTGTGTATAATGTAAAGATACATCACTATGCACTGGAGTAGCAACAAATATAGAATAATCTTTTTTTGGTTTTGTTTTTGGTTTATTTTTCCATAATGGCTTAACAGCTAAATCTTGAGAGGGTGGGTCAACTCTAAATTCTTTTAACGTTTGATAAGTATCTTCATTTACAAATTCATTATTTTTTTTCATGGTGCCCTTTTACTCTTTCATGGTTTTTATCAAGATTTATATTAAATGCAAAAGTTATTCTTTCATAATTATCTTTTATTTTCTCTACTTGATGCTCTAATGTTGAAGGAAATAAAATCATCTCCCCTGGTTTACCTTGTACACTAAAATTTTGATCTGGAAAAATAGTTAAATCATTTTGATTTTGTAAGTAAATAACTCCTGAGACAAAACCACTATGGCTGTGTATTGGATTATAATTATTTTTGTAAGCATAGTTTATCCAAACGTCAGATTCAAAATGACCAGGCCATTCTCTTAAATAATAATCTCTATGGTGGCCTCCACAAAGTTTTGAAATTAATCTTAAAACGTAAGGTAACCAAAATCCATCATAAATTAAAAATTTAGAAACACTTACTTGATAATTATTGCCTTCAGTTCCAGCATTATCCATAGTTTTTAAAAAAGATAATTTGTGATTTTTAATTTTATCACATTCTTTTTTCCATATTTTTATTTCATCAAAAATTAAATCTGGTAGTTTTACTTTTATAATGTATTCATTAAGTTTTTCATACTCAAACATAAAAAATTATAAACCTTTATCTTTTAAAGCTCCAGTAAGAAAAGTAGTCCATTGTTGTCCTTTGCTTTTCCAGTTATAAAATTTTTTATAAAATTTTTGTTGTTCTGATAAATGTTCTTGAATACTATCTTCATGGAGATATCCTGCAGCAGTCATGATTGCATTTGCAGTATCTGTTGCCATCTGTTCATAATTAGTTGAGTAATTTACATAGACAGGCCACTCTGAACAAGTTTCATACAAGGCTCCATAATTATTTGTAATTACATGAACCCCAGACGCTAAAGCTTCTAAAGCTGACACACATGATGTTTCTTCAAATATAGAAGGATAAACAAACATATCATAATTAGGCATCATTTCTTTTATGTACTCATGAGGTTTATATCCAATATAATTTACATTTGGTAATTCTTTAGCTTGATCGTATAGTGGTTTAAATTCATCATCATGCACTTTACTAAAATCAGAGCCATATACTTGAGTAGAAGAATAAACATCTAAAGATATGTTAGGATGTGTTATTTGTTGCATAGCTAACAATAATACATTTATACCTCTCCAAGGTGTGCAATGATGTATTAATTTTATCGGTTTTCCTTTTTGATATATTTTTCTAATTGGAAATTCATCAATACCATTTTTTATAACGATACATCTTTCAGTTGGTATTCCAAAAAAATATCTAAACTTTTCATAATTCCAATGGCTGTTAAAAACATACCAATCATATTCTTTATGTCTTTCTTTATTTTTAAAAAATTCTTGAAGATTAGGTTGATCATAAGAATTTTTTTGCCACAATATATTAAGTTTGTCAGGGTCTAATGGAACCTTACCTGGTATTGATGTACAAATTTGTACTTTCTCTAAAAGCTCTTTTGAAACATGCTTATTAAGCATTTCCATTTGAAGTTCAGTTGCACCTCTAGGTTTCATTTATTTTTTTGTTTCAATACCCATTGGAATTTTAGTAACTTTAATTTCGAGGTCTTGTCTAAAGTCATCCACAGTAGTGTCAGTATTGGGATCAGCAACATCAGAATCAAACTCAGCTTTACTAGCATATACTTTTCCTGTTCTTTTATGTTTTATTACTTCTTTAGCTTCAGCTGGTATTTTTGGTAAATCATTCATAATTATCTGCCTTGTCTGTTATATTTCTTATAACTTCTTTTTTCCGCTTTGCAAAGATTTTTTTTATGTCTTCGAGGCCTTTTCCTAGGTTTTGGTCTGGGAGTAAAACTTACAAATTTTTGTCTAGCCATTTTCCTGGGATCTGTCTATAAGAGCATAACTTACAACACCTGTAATTTCATTAGCCGTGTCTGCTTGAATTTTTAGAACATCAGATGCTTCCATCGCTAAAGTTTCACTTACCATATTTGTAAAACTTTTATTTAATTGTGCATGACTAATTTCTACATTTGATCCACCAGACTTTTGTAAATATGCATCAACATCTACATTACTTGCATTTTGGTGACTTGCTTGTAATGATTTAACTAATATTGTTCCATCAACAGGACAAGTTAAAATTGTTGTAATATTACTTGTTGTTAAATCGTAGGTGTCACTTTTGTATCTGATTGTCATGATAAAAACCAATTAAAAGTATCTTGTTCATTTTTTATTTCTTGTTGATAAGAAGTGTTTAACTTATCTTTAAGAGTTTGTAAAGATTGAGCTATTTGTCTTTGATTATCTTCAGTATAAACTGGTGTTGGCTCTGGAATTATAATATCTACTCTTGCCATTATCTCATTCCATCAGGTTGCACATCAGCTCTAAAAGTTCCATATCTCCAGTTTTGGTCTGTTGAAGTATTCGCAACTTTAATACTTGCAAATCGAGATCTTGCTCTAGTGTCTACTTTTTCAGTTGTGCTATTTACTGTAAAAGGTCCGAGAGGCGAGGATGTTGAAGTATCAGAAGGAAACTTTCTAAGGTTAATAGTTATTTGTGCGTCACCAGTAATTAATTTAAAATCAGGAATAAATCTTCTTAAGCTCATAAAAAATTGTCCATCTCCACCTTGAGATAAATCAAAATCTCCAGATTGAATAAAAGCTGGAATAGCTGTTTTTGCTCCAGTAAAATCTACTTCATTATTACCCACTTCATGAGCATAATAAGTTGAAGCACCATTTTGATTTGTTACTCCTTGTATTGTTGGAAAAGAGGGAGTGCCTGTTGATGAAAATTCTGTTGCGTAAGGATTATCATATAGTGTGGCATCAAACCAAGTAGTTCTAGATAATGAACCAGTTGTCCACGTTTGTTCAGAATAATTATAAGTGACTACTCTATCAATTAATGAAGAACCATTTTTAGGATAAAACCAACTTATTTCTTCATAAAGATGATTGAGTCCTGCATATATTTGTTCACCATTAGCATAACTTAAGCCAAGGTTGTCTCCTTTATTTGTAAATACAAAATCTTCAACTAAACATGGTACAGATTTTACAGTACCATCATAAACGAAAAAACCTCCAGCTTGACCCATCCACCAAACAGCTCCGTTAGCATATTTGATAGAGTGTTGTCCTATAGCCCCACAGTTCGAACCAACTTGTCTAATTGAAAATGTAAACGGAGGACCAACAAACTGCATAACATATGCAGATGTGTCAGTTAAAATTAAAATATAATCTTTACCTCTCACAGCTCCCACAATTTTTGTTCCTGAATCTATTCTAAATGTACCCGCAGTGTTGACTGAAGTTGGAGCATAATCAGATATATCTTCTTGATCTGAAAATCTTATAAACATTTTATCTTGGGTACTTGAAGTACCAATCGTAGTCTCTGTTCCAAGAATGACTAAATGTCTATCTCTTTCAGAAACAATTGACATAACAGATTTTGTGGGTGCCCCACTTACTACAGTTGCTCTAGTTGTTAAAGCAGCAGCAACATTACTTATTGTATCCCATTCAAAAGTTTGACCATCTTTTATTGTTGCAATTAATTTTGAACCAAAATGATCTAATGACCATGATGCAGACTCTAAGGTCACTCCACCAGTTAATGATGCCGTTCCCCATCCAAGATAAACTTCAACAGAAGCACCAGTAGAATGAGCAGTTCTTGTTCCTGCAACTCCTCTGGTAATACCAGTTAAATCATTTGTGGATATACCAGTGTAAGAAATAAATTCAGTGCCTACTTTTATAGTTCCAGATGTTGGAAAACCAACAACAGAAGATAAAGTAATTGATGTACCAGACCCTCCAGTTCCAGCAGTATCATCTTGTAGTAAACCATTAAGTGTTGATATTACTCCAGATGATCCACCCCACCCAGAGGTACCATAACCAAAACCAGAAGTTTGATTTAGTGGTCCTACTTTAACATAAGGATTTATTGTTGCTGCTCCACTTGCCGCAACTGTTGTTCCAGCATTAGTTGCCATTGTAATCGTAAATGTATCTTGGCTTGGTGCCGTCACAACTTCAAAAGTATTTGTAGTAAAATCTGCAGCCAAATAACCAGCTCCTGATGGAGGTGTAACAGATGTAAATGTAAATAAATCTCCAGCAGAAAGTCCGTGGGCTATTTTATTTACTGTTACAGTTGGACTAGTATTAGCTGTTGTAAAGGTTGCTCCAGCAATTGCAGCGTCTAATGGTGTAATGTCGTAAAATGAATTTTCAAAATAAATTATTAAAGCTTTATTAGTACCTATAGCTGAATATCTTCTACCATCCAAGTCAGCCCAAACAAGTTGATCTCTAGCCGCACCGACTAGTGTATTTGAAGTTATTTGTTCCCAGCCTCCTATTTTTTCAGGAAGGCCATATCTAAATCTAACAAAATCCCCATCAGTCCATTGTCCTTCAGCTCCAGTAGGGGTTACTTGTTTATTAAATCCAGGTCTTATTTGTACATTTGTTAAAGGCATATGGGTATTATACCTTATTAAGATTGTATTTAAAACCCAACTAAGGCTTCTCCAGGTAAACTTCTTCGATCTAAAATATGATTAGAAAAAGGACCAGATTTATCAACATAATGCATAAAAATTTGTGCATTATGATCTCCAGTAAATTTTTCTCTTTTATGTTTAAGTTCACAACCTAGATAGATTACTGCATCTCCTGGTTTCAATATAATTGGATTACCATCTATATAAATTGGCCATTCTTCCCCACTATTACTAATATTAATTGAAACACTTATTTCACAAGCAGGCCTATCTGTATGTTCCTTAAGTTGAGAATCAAAAGTATACATTCTCCAATAAGAATAAGTGGGTGATAATTTTAAACCTGTTAAATCATTCATTTTATTAACACTTCGCATTAATAAAGATTCACAAAAATAATCTGCGTAAAATGCAGTATCATAGTTACCTTCAAGCTCAGCTCTGTTTGGGTTTTCTATAACATCGGTTTGTCTATGTTTAATTTCACAGTAAGTACTTGCTAAATTTAAAACATCTTTACTTAAAAAATTTTCTATTTTTTTATATTTAAAATCTCTTATAGTGCCCATGATACAACTGAATACCTTGTTCCTTTCGTTACTTTATTTACTTTATGTGGATACATAAAATTACTAGGCCAAACAATTAACCTACCTGGTTTTGTCTCAACCTTAAATTCGTTGTTACCTTGAGGATCTGTAAAAGAAATCTCACCACCTTCATAATCATTATTTAACAACAATATACAACTTAAAGTTCTAGGTGTAAAATGGCCGTGATCAATATGGTATATATAATGATCACCTTCATTATATTTTAGTAATTGAATATCATTTACCATAATACCTTCTAAATGTTTTAATTTTTTATTTTCCTTATATCTAGCTAACCCATTTAGAAACACAGACAATAAATTATTTCCCCATCGAACATCTGTTAAACTTTTTGCATTTCTATTTAAGTTCACACTTTTTGCACTTCTTATGTGTTTTTTTAATAAACCATTCTCATCTTTAGTAGGACCTACCTTTGCATCTTCAAAAATATTTTTTCTTTTTGCATATACTTCTACTATTCTTGCTACCATTCTAATATCAATAGCATTGTCTTGAATATCAATTAAATCTTTTACTTCCATTTTTTTTTCTGCCATATTCTATCTCTATATTGTCTCAAAAAATTTGTATTCCATACTGTTAAAAATTTATTAATTGTATAATCTTTTTCCTCTGTAATTTTCATTTTCCAACTTTCTCTCTTAAAAGGAATTACTTGCACTAAGGGCGATCCTCTTTTTACAAAATGTTCAAAATTTTTTTTATATTTATCACTATTTAAAGCAATAGGAAAATTAATTTGTCCTTTAAAAATATCAGTATCAACAATACCAGCTATTGCTTCAAATCTATCGTCAGAATTATTTAAGGGATTTACAAACAAACATGAGTATCCAGGAGGAGTTTTTATAATCCAAGGATTTAGTATTTTTAAAAAGGCTGGCATATTATTTTTTTTTACTAATGGAGAACCTTCCATTTGCATTTTAGGATGGGCTGAGTGATTATTTGCAGCATTTAAATTATAATCTGTTGGGTTTTGACCTAAAGAATATTCTATATAAGTTTTTTCATCTTCGTTTTTAATACAAAAATCAGTTGAATTTTTAAGTATGTAACCAGCTGAAATAGCATCTAAAAAAGGCATACACCCTTTTACTGTTTCATGTCCTTTTTGATGTTTTAGTTTTTTAAACCAATCTGGAATATTTATTAAAGAAGGAACAGGATAAATATCTTTGTTATTTTCTATAAAAAATTTATCTGCTTTAAATTGAATTATATTATCCTTTGAAAACATATACCTATATATACATTTTTTAAACTGTTTGTAAATTTTATTTAGTAATAAAACTTACAAAATCTGGACATCTTGTACTTATATCATTTATAAAAGATGTGCCTAACGGAAAGCTAATAGTAGATGAATCTATTTCGTTTACTTGGTTTACATAATTTGTAAAACCTTCAGTGTGGTATTTAGCAGCGTAAGTGTAACTACAACTTAATTCTGCAAGATTAGATTTTAAAGCCCTCAAACATTGATCGTATTCTTCTTTATTTTGACAAATAGGAGCATCTACAAATGTAATATTTCCGTTATCTGAATTAATTATTTTAGACCCGTTTACTAACTGTGTATATTGTTCTTGTGTAATTGTCTCAACATCATATGTCCATTCGTTAGCTACAGATTCCCCATCTGCTAAAGCTAAACCAAACGAACCTTCACTTTTATTTTGGTCTTTAATAAATAATAATTTTGCCATATTAATCTCCTAAATTTTCATAAATTAAAATAGCACCGCCTCCAGCAGGTCGGTTTGGATTATTAGTCGAACCTGAACCCGAACCACCTCTTCCAGAACCAGCTCCCGGAGATTGTCCTTGGCCAGTTAGCCAAACATGGTTTATATTAGTTGCTGGCATTGTTAAATTTGAATCTGTGTAAATTGAAGTTGCTCCTGGTGCGTTTCCTGGATTACCAGTTTCTCCACCGTTTCCAGCATTTGCAACAAAGTTACCGAATACTGATGGGTTTCCTGAATTTCCTGTAGTTGGTCCTGTTGGGCCTCCACCACTTCCTACTGAAATTGGAACTGTAAAAGGTTGTGTAATTGTAGTGCTCCATAATCCTGCACCACCAGTTCCTGCAGTAGCTTGAGAAGAAGGTCTGTTAAAATTACCAACCATTCCTCCTCCACCAATTAATACAACATTAATTTTTGTTGTAGCTGGATTAGCTGTAAATGTTGAACTTAAACCTGCATCCGTATTAGAATCAGTTAAACTTGTGTGTGTTAAAATCATTGAAGGAGCTCCAGCTGAACCAGATGAAGCAGCAGTTAATCTTCCTTGTGCATCAACTGTAAGATTAGCTGTTGTGTAAGATCCAGCAGTTACTGCAGTGTTAGCAAGTTTGTCTGCAGTTACAGCATCGTCTGCAATAGCAGCAGTTCCTACCGCACCATCAGCGATAGCTGCCGAACCAACCGCGTCATCCGCAATCGCAGCCGCAACAACGGCATCGTCCGCAATTTTGGCTGAGGTCACAGCATCGTCCGCAATTTTGGCAGTGGTTACTGCACTATCAGCAATTTGTGCAGCAGCAACTGTGCCTCCTAAAGTGTCTAATGAAATTTCGTTTAAATTTGTTCCATCAGAATATGCAGCATAAATTTTTGCAGCATCTAATGTAAAACCAGTTCCTGATGCAGTTTTAATTGTTAAATTTTCTGGATTAGTTAATCCAGTTGCATCAAAAATATAAAATTTTTCTATACTATCTGGTATAGTACAAATTGTACTAGCAGCTATTGTAGCTGTTGCAAATTTAATTACCATATTTCTAGCATTAGAAATAGTTTTATCAGTCATAGCAAGAGCTAAAGTCCCACCACTTGAAAGTGTTACTTGCTCAAAACCAGCAATGGCTTGTTGAATTAAATTTAAATTGTTGTTTGTATTATCACCCCAAGTACCAGCGTTTTCGCCAGTAACCATAAGCTCTAATTTTAAATCTGTTGAATAACTAGATGTCATAAAAAAATTCTCCTTAAATAATTATAATTATACTTAAACTATGCTGCTAAATCAACCTCTACCCATGTATTAGTTACACCAGGATTAATTTCTTGCCAAGATGTTATAATTGGATTACCTAATGAAGCAGTCATTTGTATACCAGTTACACTGATATTAGCCACACCAGTCACTGTGACTGAACCTATTGACCCTGCTAATTGTTGGCCAGATACTCCAATAATTTGACCTGGTATTTCAGCATGTTGTCCTAAAGATAGTGTAGCTTGTTGTCCTGTGACTGGTTCATTTGTAGACTGTTGTAAAGCAATAGTACCAATTGACATAGTTGCTTGAATTCCAGAAACATCAACTGGTGTTTTAAGACCAGCAATCGTTGTGCCTATTGAACCAGTTAATTGACCTGCACTTGATACAGTTACACTTGCATCTGCATCAAAAGTCGATGTACCAATAGTAAAATCAAGTTGATCCTCTGCTGCAAAAACAGTTATGTCTTGATCAATCTTTAAAGAAAAACTACCAAATGTTGAAGTTAATTGTTGTCCAGTTACACTAGCTGTAAAATCTGCTGATGCTGTTGCTGTTCCAATAGAGGATGTTATTGTTTGACCTGTAGCTGCTACTGAAAAAGCTTCACCCCAAGCTAAATTACCCCAAGCTCTTCTACCCCAACCAATTCCTGTTAATTGTGATTCATCAACTGTAGCTGCTCCAATGCTTGAACTCATTGAAATACCAGTTTGTGGAACTCCTATTCCAACAACTGTGCTTCCAACAGCCATAGATTCTAAACTACCAGTAACTGATACTAAAGCAGAAGTACCACCAACAGTAGTTCCTTGTGATGATGTTAATTGTATGCCAGTAACGTTTACATCTGCATTTGCAGAAGTTGTTATAGAGCCTTGAGCTGTAGTTATTGAAAGTCCTGATCCACCCCAATCATTAGAACTCCAAGTGGATTGACCCCAATATTCGGAGCCTGGCGACTGAACTGGAACTGTAATGTCAGCCACTAGGCTCCTCCTTTAAATTAAGCTAATCTCAAAATAGCAGCAGATGTTGTAAATGCTGGGAACTGAATTGTAAAAGTTCCAGACGTTGCAGTTTTATCTCCACCAAAATCTAATACAGCTACAGCATCAGTAGTATTTGAACCACCGTTTGTAGTCGTATTGTAAATAAGTGCTCCTCTAGCAGTTAGAGTTACACCTACGAATGATAAATCAGCAAAATCAGTGATAGCTACTGATGATGAAACTTTAACACCTTGGTTTACTAAAGCTTTACCTCCAGCAGTATAACCTGATGGTGATGAAACTTCATTTGGTGTTGTGTAGTTTGTAGTAGACTTACCTAATGTAGCTGAATTTGTGTACATCGCTAATTTGTATGTATCTGTTGATGCATCAAAATCGTGACTTCCTTGTAGTAATTCTTTTTTAAAAGAATCACAGATTGCATTTGTTGTTATTGCCATAATTATTCTCCTTTAAATTTATGGACTAGGAGAATCGACTTTGACTCTTGGTACTCCGTCTTGATATTCTCCTCGTCTTCTTCTACCCATTTGTTGTAGGGCAAAATTTTGTGTTTCTTCATTATACTTCGAATTATAGAGGTTGTATAGATTGTCAGGCCCCTTTAGAAATCTAAAAGCCTCTGTTAATACTCCATGTAATAACATTGATTCTTGGTTTGTAGAAAGAAAAGTATTCGTTGTACTAGTAAATTCTGGTGGAGATTTTATATAATTTAATTGAACTGTATCTGCAGTTGCTGGGGTAGGAGCAACTAAAATCACTGGCCCTTGTTGGACATTATCTTCCCAATTTGCCCAATATTTAGGAGTTCCTGTCACTGTATCATTTGGTGAAAATTCTGAAATAAAACTTGTGTCTCTTTTTTCTAAAAAAGTTCTGTTATCACTGCTATCTATAACTTGAACAGATCTTACAATAATCGCATCAGAAGGCAAAATTACATATCTATTTCCAGCTGTAAAATTGGATGTAGCATATTTTCTTAAATCATCGTAATCAACCTTACCAGCTATATCTAATTCTACTGATTTAATAAAATCTTGAATAATTGCATCAGTTAAAACATTACTGTCTACTTCTGTATAGTTTCTTACTTGGGTTAAAAAATTTGCATAAGTTATCGCCATTATGTAATACTTACCTCCACAGAACCTAATGATGATATAAGTTCTCTTCTTCTATTTTGTAATGAAGGGTCTTCTGGAATCATACTATGAATAGTTGTTGTAATTCCATTTGAAGTTACTTGAAAGTCTTGAGTTCTAAATGCAAAATCTCCCGGTAAAGTAAGATTAGCAACCCCTACAAATATCCCACCTGAATCTGCAATTGTATCATCGTTTGGGGCTTGTGGATTTATAGTTGATATATCTGTTGGTTGTTGAAACTTCATAGTTCTTGGATTTTGTAAAGCAACAGCATCAGCTTTGTGATAAGGTGGATCAATCTGAGGATGCTTTGGTTCAAACTCCGATATATGTACTAATGCACCAGTCCACTCTTTTACCATTTCTCTATAAGGAAATGCTTGTCCTGATCTATCAGATATAGCTAATGATCTTTTTCCACTTGCATAACTCATTATACACCATCTCCAAAATAAGTTTGAGGAGAAATATAAACTGAAGTTCTTGAACCATCTTCATTCAATGCTCTTAATAATTCATCCTCATAAAGTTGTTTTAATAATTGAATTCTATCTGGAGATTTTTTTTGTGATAAATAATATGCAAGGCCTGAACACATGCATGGTAAAAATCTAAAAGGCACATCTGGATTATTTGTGTAAGATCCAGCATCTTCAATTCTATCAATCGAATAATATTTTAATGTTGTATAAGTAGATGCATTTGGAGCAAGATATAAACTTATTGTTGGTTGTGTCTGTCTATCCACAAAATATTGTGAGGGTTGTCCAGTTGTTAATTTATTTGGTAAAGCAGAGTAAGCTGATCTATCAATTTTTGTTAAAGCAACATCTTGTGTACTTGCCGTTCCTGAGCCAGTTATATTTTGTACTGGTACACCTGCTGCATGAG